GGTCTGAATACTCATACAGCATCCAAGGAATACCCTTACGATGCAAAATTCCCGCCCATTGAAGCTGATTCATAGGAGGGCGGGGTATTTTAAAAGGAAGGCTAACCCCCTTTACCCATAGAACACAGGCACGTTCCTTTTGTTCTATTTTACGAACTCTATAATATTTGAGAGTACAGTATTCAATTTTTTCGTAAATAAAGGGAGTTCCCTCACTATCTACGAAAGTCTTATTCTTTTGTTTGATAATACCGAGAAGGCTACCTACAGAGGCTCTTAGAGGATATAACTCCCTAAAAGGTGTTTGTAGCCTTCTCAGACCAAGTGTATTACCTGGCATATTCTTATCATCCAATAGTCTGTTTTCTACAAATAACAGCCCGTCTTGCTCATGCCAGTCCGAGGAGTCCAGTAAATAAACTGGAAACTTTATTTTAGTGATCTTCCGGTAAGTAACTACCATACATCTTCTCGAATTTGCCCATGGAGTAGTCTTCTCCAATATCAAAGTCACACCCTACTGGGGCTCCTGAGATACTAAGACCACGATCAAGTTGAATAAAGTGTTGTAACCTTTCATTATACTCTTCTATTTCTTCTTCTGGCACTTCTGCAAGAATAGAGTCATGTACTAAGGCAAAGATGCGAGACTTCATCTTCTTCGACTTAATATACATACCCATATCAATAGCACCTAATAAATTAATATCAGAAGCAGCGGACTGAACTAAAAAGTTTAGCCCTGAACGGATACTGTGACTCTTAATCTGAGAGTCTTCTGAAGCAACATTGGGTAGTCGTCTCTTCCTACCAAAGAAGCTATAGATGAATCCATTTTGTTCGATAAACTTCTGGTTCATTTCGATCCAGCTTTTTAGCTTATGGAACTCTCTGAAATAATCATCAATTACATCTTTTGCCTCACCGACACCAAAGTATTTACCAGAATCTTTGGTAACCTGTTCACTGATTTTCCGAGGCCCTGCACCATACATAATACCGAAAGTAACAGCTTTTGCAGCTTGACGTTGAGTTCCGTAGAACTCTGCAACATCCGCCACATCACAAGGTAACTTGAAAACTGTTTTAGCAATCGAACTATGAAAATTGCCTCCTGAACGAAATACATTCATCAGCTCTTCGTCCGATGCAAGTTTTGCAGCGACGTAGACTTCTGCGGTGGTTAAGTCCATTGCAACGATTTTATTTCCTTCCTGAGCACGAATACACCCTTTAACAATAGGATTGTCGCGTGGAAGCTGTTGCATGTTTAATTTACCGCTAGAAGACAGGCGACCAGAAGTAGTTCCATGTAGATTGAAATTTGTGCGTAACCTACTATCCCTGTCAAGTTGTGGTATAATCTTATCAAGGTATGTGTTCTTAATCTTGCTTTTTTGGCGAATATTAAGAATGTGCTTTGGAACTTCATGTTTTTCTCCCAATTCTTGTAAGACTTCTGCATCTGTTGAATTTGCGCCTGTACCAGTCTTTTTACCCGTAGGTTTTAGACCAATAAAGTCGAATAACAAAGTACGAAGCTGAACAGTAGAGTTAGGATTAAAATCCTTACCCTGAAACTCTTCAAATTTGGCCACCTCCTTGAAATTGTAGAGTTCTTTAATAGCTTCGTCAATGTTATCCTGCATTAGGCCCTGAGATACCTGTAGTCGAGTACGATCAAACGGAACACCGTTATCTTGAGTCTCCTTCAGAAACCTACAACCAGGAATCAAAATATTGTCGTAAATCCAACAAAGTTTTGGGTTCTTCTTAATTTTAACAAATTTCTCGTACAGTAGAAAAGTACACACAGCATCCATAGCCGCGTATGTTTTCATAACGTCAAATGGAATCATATCCCATGTGAAGCTACCTGCATTGAGCCCGTTTGCTCTTTTGTGTTGATCAATCCAATCATACATTGGTTTTTCATAATCACCAAAAGGAGTATACTTCAAGGATAATGGCTTTAGACCATGCCCTCCTGGATTCTCATCTATGAGGTAATGGAGCAACATTGTGTCCTCGAAGTCAGGGAATTCAAAGTTGAAATGATACTCAAAGAATGCCATATCGAACTTTGCATTGTGAAAGATTACTTTCCTACTGAGAAACAGTTGACGTAGCATATCTTCGATTTCTTCGTCAAAGCACTCAGTATTAATGTAAGCTCCACTTTCCCCGTTATAAGACATAGATATTCCTAATATATGTCCGTTACGAGGGTACAAGGCAGTAGTCTCAGAGTCAAGAGCAATATATGCACTATTTGAGTCTATAGCTCCTTGTATCCACGCTTTTGCTTCAGCAGTATCATTAATACCCCGAGCAATGCTTTCATCAATGATGACATCTTCAATCTCACCATTAATGTACTTAATAATATTTTCCTTGGACGATTCCCAGGTCTTACGAGCTTCTGGCTTGAACTTTAACATACCAGGATTGATAACAGGTAAGAACTTGTCTTCTACTTTCTTACCTGAGTATTCCGTGACAGAATTAATCTTTGTGAAATACTTCAACGCATCACTACCTACTAGAATTACCCATTCATAGTTATCAGGATCCATATCGATATCACAGTCTCGCTTTAATACTTTCTTTATACTAGAATCCGAGCAGAGCTGAAATTGATCAAAATCAAAGGCTCCATCAAACTCATTTCGAAAGTCTGTTCTGCTAGGTTTAGTTTCTACTAATGCAACTTTAGGCATATAATCTTTTCTCCAGTTTTTTAACTTGAGTTTCGGTAAGTGCACCAGGATCCAACTCTTTCATATGGATGTTCCTAGTAAAGAGACCAATTTTCTCGCACATTACTTTAACATTTTCTGCTGCTTTTTGTCCTGCTTCATCTCCATCAAAGAAGATACCTATCTTGGTGGCACCTTTCATAGAGAGCATTAACAGCTTATCTTCATTTATATTGTTTGTGCCGAAGCAGCAAACAGAGTTTGTCAGTCCTTTATCATGTAGGTTTAGTACATCATAAATACCTTCTACAAGAATTATTTCTCCAAGACGGGGAAATACTTGTGGAAAAAGAGGTAGCTTAGCCCCAGGAGGAGAGAACTTATACTTAGGAGTTCCTCCAGCTGTATGACGGCCTTGAAAAGCTACTATCTTTCCAGAAATATCTCGAATAGGAAAATTGATACGACTAATATAGTCTTTGCCGACATGCTCAAATGCCTCAAAGGTTTTATACGTTTGTGGTTTTATATTTCTCCAATTACCAATATAAGGAACGTAATCTTTAGGAAAGTTCAACCCTACATTCTCAGCACGTTTTTCCTGAATCTTTTTGACTAGGATATCGCGTTTTAGTTGTAGACCTGATACTTGTTCTCCATAGAAGGAGAATAGATTACCTTTAAACTCACAAGCAAAGCAATTGAACCGACCATCAATTTGATCGATTCGCATACTTGGGTTACTATCATCATGTTCAGGATTTAGGCAACGGACTACGTAGTCCTTCCCCTTCGGGATGTACTGTATCCCCTTCTGAATCAATAACTCTTCCACATTCATTAAATATCAACCTACGTGCTTGTGCTTGTTTGATTTGTCGTCTGCGACTCTGTTGCCGCATTAGTCTTTGTCTTTGTGCCATATTATTGTGTCGAGTCATTACTTACCTATATGCTTAATATCACAGTTAGGAATAACTTGATATGCTCCCTTGTTAAAGGCAATGGCTACAGTATAGTTTTTACTAATTTCTTTTTTATAAGAATGATCTACATTGGATCTCTTTGGTGGAGTAAGAGGTGTAGATTTATATACTACATCTCGTAGAGTCCAAAGAGCTGGTTTAGATTTCTCTAGTGGGATAAAAGGCTTTTGTGCTTTTTTTACTTTTGATATCTTCTTACGCTTCCTACCAGAGTAGGTATGTCCGATACTGCCTTGAATAATCATTAGAAACCTCCTAAATATGAAAGTATATTATACACGATTTAGGAGCACATGTCAAGAACTATTTTTAAGCAACGTCATCAATATCTTCGCCAGTCTTCATAGAAGAGTCTTCTCTCTCCTGTGGAGTAGCGGCACTTTCTGGGCCAATCTTTTGGGTTTCCCAGTTCATGCTAGAAGTAAAAGAGCGCTGAGCGGAGTTACGCATCTTCACGCAGTTAAAAGTAATACAAGAATCCTCTTGGTCATAAGTCTCAAGAGAATAGGCCGCATCCGCAGCATCTAGTATACCTTTAGCAAAGCGCGCTTCTCCGCTCGCGTCTGTTTGATATGGCGAGATAACTGTGCAGTCATACTCCTGTGCCATACTTTTGAGGGCTTTACTCACTTCAATTTGCTCTGTCCAATCATACTGTCCCGCTCTATGCGGAATAGCAGATTTTTTAACCTGGTTAATATAATCTACAAGGACAACACCGACATTAAGCGCTTTCACTTTCTTGTCCATTTCTGCCTTAATCTTTGCTAAGTTCAGAGAAGGATCATAGATAACATCTACTTGCTGAGTCGGGAGAAGCTCGCAATTAGTTGTAAGACTATGGTGAAATTCATCAAAATCCCGGTGTTGTTTGTATTCTTGTAATTTTTTCTGGCCTTCCGTAAAACGGTTAGCCCACCAGCCTGCAACCTTTTCCCACTCTACCACACCAAGATTCTTGGTACGGAGACGAGCATGAGGAATTCCAGTTGCGATAGCGCAAACTCTTTGAAGAATAGACCGACTATCCATCTCAATAGTGAAATACATAGCCGACCTACCTTGCTCAAAGACGTTGTGAGCGATATTTGCACAAGTCATAGACTTACCAGCCCCGCGACGACCACCGATAAGTACAAGATCTCGGGGGGAGAACTGTATATCGTAATCATACTCGGTATTCAAACCTAGCGGTAAATACTTGGCAATATCATCATCAGACTCAAAGAGAGTAATGCGTTGCATACTCTCCTGAGGTAGTTCTAGATCTACTTTCTTCTCAATATCTAGTACGATCTGATGTAAATGTGTAACTGATTCTTCTGCATCTTCAAAAGCTACAGAATTGTCCACATAAGACTCAAGGGAGTTGAGAATCTCCTTTTGAGTGTATTCATTTTTAAGATACTGTAGAAGACTGAACGCATCTACATCTACCTCGATACCCTGAAGGGCGTAAACCTTTTCTAGAGTTCCAGGATCGCGTACCTCAAACTTTAAATCATCGAGAGTAGGAAGTTTATGAAATTTATCTGCATGCTTATCAATCACACCGAAAAGGGTATGAAACTCATTTGGCAGATAATCCTTGCGAACGGACGTCCAGGTCTCAAAATCCTGTAGAACAAGAACTTGCTTTATTAGAGCACTCGCAATATTCAAAACTTCCCCCGAAGATTATAAAGATTAGCGACCCCGAAAGGTCGCTATTGTATTAGCCTGCAGCTTTTTCTTTCTTAGATGCACCATCATAGTCGGCCGCAACCAAACCACGACGAGTCAACATAGTCTTAACACCGCGAGCAGTTTTGCCAATGGCTTCAGCGATTGTATCTACAGTCATAGCTGAGATATCGCCAAGGTCTGCTAAAGGATCTTCTTTAGTTGCACCTTTTGTGTGTTCTTGACGTGGAATAGCGTCGATATCGCCAGAGCGAAGGAGGCTAAGAGCCTTACCACGAACACTATTTACGCTACGATCAAGAGCGTCAGCGATTGCTTCTACGAAAGCACCGTCTTGTACCATAGAGACAAAAGTCTCTTCTTCTTCTACAGAATAAGTACGTACAGTCTCTACCTTAGGAGCAGGCTTAACGTTATCGGTAAGTTCCATTGACAAGATCTTACCTTGAATTGACTTAGCAGAGAAAGCTCCGCCGTCAAAGTGGTCAGCGATTTGAGCGTAAGTATACTCACCACTATTGTCCTGTACAAAAGATGCTAGAGTAGCTTCTTGCTCAGGAGAGAAGGTTCGGACAGAAGATGCTGATGCAAGTTCTACGTCGAAGCCCATTTTACGCAGTTTACTAGAAACTGATCGTGTTGATGTTTCAAGCCGACCTGCTGCGTCTGCAACAGTTGCTTGAGAAATTGGTGATTCGTCACCTACAAAGTTAGTTAACTCTTCAGTGCGTTCGTCGGTCCATTTTGGCAATGCCATTTTATTCTCCAAGTAAATCTAATAGATTTTCAATAATTGTTACGCCAGAGTTTCTGGCCTGGGTTGTTTTAGTGGATTCTATTCCACTTTCGTTTATTAGTATTGTAACATCCTTTGTCAAACTTGATTTCACAACATATCCTTTATGTTCTAGGGCTTGTGTCGCTAATGCCTTAGTTTTAAAACTTGTAAGTTTACCACTAATACATACGATGCCTATCTCTTCTTTTTGAAGAGGGGTATCAAATTCGTAATCAAAGGGAAGATATCCATCATAAAAAGAATAGAAATCTCTATGTAGCCATTCCAATAAGTTTTCAGTAGCTTTTGGTCCAAGACCTGCTTGCTTACAACTGCTCTCATTTATCTCAGTAATATTAGTAATTATTTTAGAGAGTTTGTCACTTGCAGTCTTTCCGATCAAAGGAATGCTAAAAGCAGCTAATACCGCATTAAGAGGAGCTGCCTCTGAGTTTTTAATCTCTGCATACAATTTTTCTGCCAATTTCTCGGAAGATAACCCTTTAGCGATTTCCTCTCTACTAAGAGAGTAGATCTGATCAATGTCTGTCAGGCCTAGTTTGTTGACTGCACTAGGGCCAAGTCCTTTGATTTTAAGGGTCTTGGCGAAGTGTTCAACTTTCTTTTGCTTCTGAGCAGAACATTGAGAACTTCTACAGTACAGTAGATCGTTCGACCAATCAAGTAACGAACTACAACTAGGGCAGTTGGTTGGGGCTTGAATAGTTTGCACTAAAGGGCTCTCCTTGAAATTGAGAATATATTATACGAGATTTTAAGATTTCTGTCAAGAACTATTTTTTCAATGGTGTACTTATTCCACACGTCGTAAAATCCGAGGTATGATCTCACCACTACGAATAACCTCAACACTGCAGCCTATCTCTAAATTCAGACTGCGTATGTACTCTATATTATGTAGAGTAGCGCGAGAAACGATGGCCCCGTCTATATCAACAGGCTCAAGTAAAGCCACAGGGCTAACAACCCCGCTCTTACCTACTTGCCATACTACGTCTATTAAAGTCGTAATTTTACCATCTTTCTCTTCCTTGAGAGCTACTGCCCCTCTAGGATGATGGGAGGTGAATCCCATTCTATCGAACTTATCACAGCTATTCAGTCGATATACAAGACCATCAGTAGGGTAATTATCAGTATCGAACGTACTAACTTCGTAAAAACCGAAATCCCTAAGAATAGATAAAGTCTGCTGTTCATATAATCGTCCTGGTTCTTGTACACTGTGGTTAATATCATAAGCTACGAAAGTTATATCCCTTTCTACAAATTCTTCCATGTCTTTGAGATTCAAAGCACCAGAAGCATAGTTTCTAGAGTTAGGGATACTTTTAGGGGCAACTACTTCGCCGGTTACTTGGAGGACCTCTTTTAATGGGATTGTGTTCGGGACTAAAGCCCGCAATTTATTAGTTATGTCTCGTCCAATGTTACCGTCGCCTCGTGTGAGGCCCAAAGCAAGTATACCATTAACATATAGAATGGACACTGCCGCCCCGTCCAGTTTGGGAGTACAAACATAATCATCAATATCTGATGGTAAGTCTGCATGTGAGAAGACTTTCTGTAAGGAGTACATTTTATAAAGGTGGGGAATACCATCAGTTACTGTGTAACCGACGCTATTGTAGCCAAACTTATCTGCAAGAGAGTTAAACTCTGCATCAGAGATAATAGGATTACCTTCATAATAATGTTTACTTGCCTTATCTAAAAAATCTTTCATATAAACTCTCACTGGAATATTGTATATTATACAGACAACACCAGTGAAAGTCAAGAACTATTTATAGATTTCGTCTATATAATCTTTAAAGTGTTCTTCTATGATCTCTTTGGATTCTGCCAATGATAATATTTCTAGGAGTCCTGAAAATAGCTCACGAGAGTTGTTGAAATCCAACTCCATGGCTACGCCCTCTGGGGAAGGCTTCCACTCCTCTGTAAAATCTAGATAATACTTCCTTACGTGCAAGTACTCAATACCCCGAAAGGTATTGATTGTTAGACGTACTTGCAGTTCCTTAGCTTCGTTGTAATGTATGACTTTCTCATACAATGCAGGTGCTTCATGAAGTTCCATGTTACGCCTCGTTTCTAAGGATGGAAGACAGGGGTACAACGCTAGTTACGTTCTCAGGTTTGAGAAGTCTATACGAATCTGTATCCCAACAAAAGAGCAAAAGAGTCCCGTAAGACTCTTTCGCCCGGTTTTTCTTCTCTGCTACATATGGTGTAGTAAAATCTAGTGTACAGACATTGTACTTTAGTTTTCTGGAATTTTCACTTCGATATGTGATTATAGCATCACCATACTCAGTTACTAATGATGCTAGTTCCTCTTTGTTCACAAAATCTCCTTCTTAGTAGGTTTAGCAAAATCTTTTGCTGCACTAACTACATGGAGAGCGGAATTTAGTTGAGGGCTGCAATCACTCCAGAGAAATACTGTGCTGCTTTACCAGTTAGTTTTGATACTACATCTTCGTCAACTTCTTGACCTGCATCGGTCAAAGCTGCGATCAGTGCTTCTTGTGCTCCAGCTTTGGAAACTCGTGTACTAGCACCACCCGATGCTTTTGTACCACCAGATGCTGCTGGAGTCTTCTTAATGTATACTCCGGCTTTGCTGAGTACCATACGAACACCGTTAGGTGACTCATTAAAGTTATCAGCGATATCTTTTACGATTTCCATTGAAGTTTCGGGGGTTGGTTCAGCGTTCTCGTATGCTTCGATAACTGCTGCTTTCTTGTCGTCGTCCCACGCCATTTTTCTTTTCCTTTTGTTAGTGTTATTTAATCCAGGAGCTTGTCCTGTTGCTTCAAGTTGTTGCATGTAAAATCGGTAGCCCATTGGTTTCCTCTCTTTCTTGACAACTATTATAATGGAATTTGACATTCATGTCAAGAACTTTTTTTGTCAAGCCAGTAGTAATATTGCATATATTCAGGCCATCTCAGGTATTTCTGTATAGGGTATGCCCAGTACAATCCTTGGTATGCAATCTCTGTTTTTTCTTCTGCGGAACACCACGAACACTCCGAACCTTTACTAGTGTCCATAACAGTTTCTTTAACTGTACAAAAGTGTGCCCACATACTATTTGCCATCTCTGGCTTCCCATTTAAGTTCATTTCCTTCCTCCTCAAATCTAATCATATCTTTGCCTTTAAAGTCCTTCTCGTGAATAAAGTATTTACTCTTCCAAGCAGTTTCCATTGTCTGAAAGTATATCTGTATACACTTATTCTTATCCTCTTCATTAGGCCATAAGTAAAACGCATTCCACCACTCTTTCTCAAAACGAGCAACTCTAATACTTTGATCTAAAACTTTATGTGTAGGATCTGTGTACTGAATATGTTTGCACGCTCTGAGTCTTTGGCTACCACATATTGGATACCAGTTTGGCATCATGAGCATAGGAGAGATTATTCCATCTCTCTTTATGCTTTCCATGAGAGTTTCATTTAAAGGTATCTTTACATATTTCTCCGCAAAGACCTCCTGGTCTAATAGCCAAGATACTGTCTTTACTTCCCACTCCGTAGGAGGAATGGATATTAACTCTGCTGTCTCTTTGGTTATTCTATTATGGCTCATCTGGGGCCTGCCAAGATATAATGCTATCTTTTTGAATATCTTCATATAAAGCAGTAGAAGTGCGTAGTAATACTATTTTATCACTTACAGTATTTGGAGTAGGTAACTCTACTCCCTGAAGAGTGAACTCTTCTGTTATCTCGGCTCCGGATACTAAACTTGTAAAAGTTATACTTACCATACCCGCTTGTAATGCTGCTATAAAAGCTGCTTCATTTTCCATTTTCTTTCTCTAACCCGTAGGTTCTTAGCTTATTTGCTTTTTTAAATCAATTCCTAATGCTGCTAGATGGCTGAGTTTTCCTAAATCATAGGCCAGACTAGAAGCATAGAAACCTCCTTTTCCTGCTTTAGCAAGATAATCTTGATCGTCTGAATCTTTTTCAAATATATAGATCTGATACGCAGTACTCCCATACTTTTCTAAGTACAAAGGATCATCATATTTTTTATCTATAACTGCAGGAGAATGGTACTTTGCAGACCATACTATCTCTCCTGCTGTAAAGTCTTCTGCTATACAGTTATCTGGTAAAAATGCTGGCATCCTTCTATCTTCGGCAGACGGGGGACGTTGCGGCACTCCTACTCTATCTAGGATATTCTTTACAAAAGAAGGAGATCTATATAAGTATTTAGCAATACCACTTATATTATCACCACTTAGATAATCCTGTACTGTTTCCTGAATCTCATTCGTACTCGCTGCTTTTCCACGGTTTTGGTTTTTTCTTCTCAGTACGTATTCCTGTCTGTCTAGAAATTCCGATAGAATCAAGTCGAGGCGGGTTGTATTGTAACTTATATTCAGCATCTCGCAAGCCGCCTTCTTCGTTATAGGCTTCTGATCCGTAGAAGTGGGCTGGAGCAAGCTGATAGCTCGCTGAATATTCTCCGACGTTAGATTCTCGTGATCTTTCTTTTTTACTCTTTTCATTCTTGCCATCTTCTAATTCGATCTCCAACTTAAATAATAAACAACAAATTGCATGGGCTAGGTGCGATAGCCCGCTCTCTTCATCTAACTGCTCTCCATCGTTGTGAGCAAAAATATGACGCAAAGCACCACTTGTATAACGATTCTGAAGGTTTTCCAATTTTCTCCAATTATGTTCATCGTACTTCTCTGCTCCGAAGGTTAATACTTTTGCTACTTCTAGCATTGATTTAGGAGGAAGCAAGTGCATTCTTGGCTTCTTTCCATCATACTTTTTACCTTCACTCACTCGCCATTTCCTCCACTGCATCACAGATATCTGCGAAATGAGTTCTTAGGATATCCCAGCATAGATCTGCTACTTCCATATGTTCTTTCTGAGTGCCGTGACCCCGCCTCAATTCGCAGTAATGAATCCAAGAGCGAAGGCTTCCTGCCATATATATAGTAGTATCTGTAAGTCCTTCTGGGAGGAGCGCACGTGCTTGCTCCTTCGCAATACCACTATTAAGTGCCATCTCGTAGTAGTCTTTAGCTACTCGTGCTACTTCTCCTTGCATCTCGTTAAAGACTTCTTGTGCTTTGCTCTGTCTTTCTTGGTCTTCGTCTTTTTCACTCAACTGACGATTAGTTGGGTGCTGCTTTCGAGCCTCTCTTTTAGTACTAAAACTTTCACTTACAGCGTATCTCTGGGAGAACTCCTGAAAAGCAAACGATCTATGACGAATAATCTGCCTAGAAATATCTCTAGTTGTTGTGATCTCCATGGTTACTGAGACCATTTCAAAAGGAGACCAATGCTGTTCTTTGATAAGGTACTTCAATAATTTCTTTGAAGTCTTGCTATTATTTTGATTCGCTGGATTACTTACTCTAGCTGCATACGCGATTAGATCTCCTGCAGTATGGCAGTCTGTCGATGCGCTGGGAGAAGTTAATCCTACTAATTTTACTTTTGCTGTCATTTACTAATCCTTTTATAATGTTCTCTTCTGCTAACTAATACTTCTTCTAAAACGTCTACTAGCTTGCGATTGTTTCTTTCACATTCATACACTAAAGCCAGGACGCAATCGTCCAATTCCATCTCTCTTATTAAGGTTTGCGTCATTGTTGCTGTCCATATGTCCGAATCTGTAGTAAGAGAGTTAATATAACTTCTTTCCTCTGCACGTAGTCTAGTGAATACTACATCGGAAATACCTCGGGCCTCTCCTGCCCAATCTACTTTACTGTTCTTCATTCTTCATCTCCATTACAGTAGTAGGGCCCGGAATCTGGTGGACTATACCACCAGTCCTCTTCGCTAACATTTATACAGTGGAAGGGCAGTGTGTACCCGTCTCCGCCCATATCATCGCCGCAGTTTCTACAATACATTACTTTTGCCCTGATATTCTGCTATCATAGTCTGCAATATCTTCATCCCACCAGTAAGGCTTACCACGAACTTTCCAGTTTGCGCCTTTACCAATAGCTGCTTTGTCCTTCATATAAAACATACGATAGGATTCTATTGCATCCTCACTTTTTAACTCATCGGGCATTGCCTGAGCAAAGGGGGTCAGTCCTGTATTAGGAAGATTTTGCATGTCAGGTAATCGATTTATTACATCATAGAAAGACTTATGGTCTGCTCCGCCACGATATATGTGCTCCTCATTTAGAGCCATAGCATAGTTGAATAACCAGGTATAGTTCTGTTCTGATTCTCTAGCCCATATAGTACAGGGGTGATTGTACATAGTAGGGAGGTATGGGAAATCTCGCACTTCATTTGTTTTGGCTTCTTTAAGAACGGCCCATTCTTCTGAGGTGAGTTTTCTTGGTACGTACCCTAAGTACTTATCTACCCAGTGGTTTGTGCATAACATCTGCGCGGCTTCAAGCTGCATCTTTCCGGAGTGTGCATCAATATGATACTGAGCACACAGTTCTATATTTTGATCTAGTATAAATATATTCATAAAACATATTATATCGGTTTTAGTAAGTTAAGTCAAGAAACATTTATAGGTTAACCTGTAACATTTTCCATTCGCGACATGAGTCGCTCAGCACGATTTGTTACTTGCTTATGCCATTGAGAGTCTCGTCCTTCTACGGCGGCTCGTGCCCAGTTCCCTTCTTGTAGAGCAGCAGTAAATTTTTTAAACTTACTTAAACGAGTTCTACCCATATTAAACATCATATTAACCAAGATTTGCTGGACCTCGTCTGGAAATTCTCCAAACTCCCGTTCGCCGTATAAAGCTCCACATTCGCTGATGGCAAGATCAAGGTCTGAGTCGAAACACGCCCTAACTCTTTCTTCACTAATCTCTGCTCCAACTGGTGCTCCGAATTCCTCGTCACTGACTTTGATAAGGTGACCGACCCCAAATGTATCGTACCCAAGATGGTCTTTATAGATTGCATATACTACTCCTTCGTCTATCTTTAGTTGTTCAAATACTGCATCTCTGTTCATGTATTGCTCCTCTAGCCTTGCTAGGACTTTTCTCTTAGTCCTTTGCTTCATCTACATCGTCCCCTGATGTTACGGTTCGGTAGTAGACAACTACTTCTTTCATTTCACGGATATATCTGCGCAACTCCTGCATGTTATAGGCCATTAATTCATAGTCACCTACAGACATGGAGAAAAACACTATGTTTCCGCCACTTTCTTTTTTAATTCTTTCTAAGAATTCTTCTAAATTTTTCTCTGAAACTACGTACCAAGTCGGATCTTTTAGATCAATTTCCCTTGGGAGATCCGGCTGTAGTATCTCTATCCTGACCGGCTTTGTTACTGTTATTATCTCCGGCTCGGGTTGTTTCGGGAACCAACTGCACCCCGTCATCGAGAGAATCAAGGTCGCGGCTGTCATTTTCAATGGAATCAAATACTTGTTTCGTTGCAT